CGATGATACTGTCTGACATATCTTCGAAGACCACCATCGTCTTGTTCTTGGTCTCTTCGAAGTCGGTGGCGGCTTTCAGCGAAGCCGTCCCCAACGCCAGGATCGGCAGCGTCAGGCCGATAGTGAGCGAGCGCCCCATCTTCTGCATGGCTTTGCCCACATCTGTACCCATAGCCTGCAACCGCTTCAGGCTGGTCGTGGCATCTGCGACGCCGTTGCGTACCCCGCTGGCATCTAATTCTACTTTGCCGTATGCGCTGCCTAATAACATATTTCACCACGTTCCATCTGGTTTTACTCGCATCTTCTTCGTCGCTCTTCCACGCAAACTGCGGAAGTCTTTCCTGTCGTTTCCTGCGCCATTTGGCCTGCCAACCGGCGGGCGCTGGCCGCTATTTTCAAGAGACGCCATCTCAGCGGCTCTTCCGGCCATCAGGCAGGCTTCATCCAGTTGCCAGGCGGCCCATTCCGTTTCAAACTTTAGCAGGCTGCTTGGCCGCGGGCCGTAGGCTTCCGACAGGCTGTGCATCCGTCTCAGCGTCAGGCTCGTCAGGAAAGGGACGCACCGCCGCGGCTTCCCGGTTCAGGAAGTTGAAGATGTGCATCTTATCGGCGAACGAAAACTCGTCCAGCGTAACATGCTCGTCGTCCGCGGTCTCGCCGATCTGCGGTTCCACCAGGCAGGCGCGCACCATCTCGTTCAGCATCTGGTTGAACTCGGCCTTGCTGCGCATCATGTTCAGCACCACTTCGCTGTCATTGAGCGCATCTTGCGCGCCCTGGGCCTGCTTCTGGTCGTTGTCGAACATCATATCGAGCAGCGTGTTCGGGATCTCGACCCCGTCCATCATCACCAGGTCTTGCAGCCCCACGTCCCTGACGATGATCGGCAGTCCGCTGGGCAGGTCGTCGATCTCATGCAGGCGGCTGGCGCGCCATTCGGCTAAGTTCTTACGCTTCGCCGCCTGCGATTGATCAATCCGCTTTGTGTCTGCCATTAGCTGCTCGGCAGGTCGTCAGCGGTCTCATTGATAACAACATCGAAGACGCCGTTGGTGCCATCGTCTACAGCCACGCCCTTGACGGTTGGCTTGCTAAACTCGCCATATTGCAGCGTGTTCTCCGGGCCTTCGGTCAACTTGCACTTGAACAACAGCACATGCACATCGTCGTCACCTTCGCCCAGCGATTTGCCGTAAACCTTGAAATACGGCAAGCGCTCGCCTGCGCTGGCGGTCATGGTCTTGACTTCATTGGGCGTGCTGCCGGTGGTGATCAGCGTGCGACCGGTCAGGATCGCCATGGCTTCCAGGCTGATGCCGCTGACTTCGAGTTCGAAATCTGCGGCCAACAGCGTGGCGCCTACCGCCACCAGGCCATCATCGCCTTCGGCTTCGCCAGCCAGGTAACGTTCCTTGAACATCAAACGCCGCGCGGCGGGCATGTCCACTTGCGTGGTGCCAGCGATATTGGTCAGCTTGATATCGCTCAGGCCAAACGGTAAAACAGGATTGGGTGCACTCATTTGCTACTCCTTTTTTTTGAAGGGCTTTTGCGCCGCTTCTTTTTCAACTCTTCGACAGGGCGGCTATCGCCCTCAACGAACGAAACGATTTCCGGCATTTCTGCCTGGTCTACCAACTCGAACTGCTGGCCGGGATAGGTCACCAGCTCGGCGGCTTTCTCCAGCGGCACATCCTGCACGTACTTGTTCTCCTCATTCCATACATACGGCTGGATGATCCGCACCGTGCTCAGCCCGATATAACGTACTCCGATCAATATTTTAGCCATAAACAACTCCTTCGTGCTCTTCGTGGTTAACGAAGCCGCACCACCATAAATCTTTGCACACCCAGGCTGGCATTCAGCGCCGGGTCTTTCTGGTTCTTGATCGAGTTCTCATATTCCACGCGGAAGGTCGAAGAACCGATCTTCTTGCCGTTCAAGAGCGCGAAGCTGGCTTCCATCGCCGCGGCAATATTGCTGTAGCCGCTGCGCTCGTAGAAAAAGATACTGATCGGCGTCTGCACGCTCGTCCCGATATCGTCATGGTCGATCCCGCCGCGCGGCAGTTCGGTGCCTTCCGCGATCAACGCGCAGGGCTTCAACTCCTTATTGTTATCGAAGGCGCTGGGCGTATCCTGGCGCGAGATCTCGCCCACTTCGTCCTGCTCGTAGATGCCCCCGGTCAGGATCGCCATCAAGGCCACGTTGGCTTCCAAAACAGCCGCTATATCGCCCTGTACTGTCATTTAGCCGCCTTATGTTGTAAAACCACGACCGTTTCCACAACAGAGACGATCTCCCAGCCGGGGTGTTTGTCCATGAAGTCTTCCACCGCCTGGCGGATATCTGGCCAGAATTTGTTGTCGTAATCGTGCAGCGCCACCACGTCCGCATGCGGCGCAAAGTTCTCCAGGTCTGCGCACACGTACTCGTAACTGTGCCCGCCATCGATCCACAGCAGGTCGATGGGCTTATCCCAGGCTTTGCCGATCACGCGGCTGTCGCCTTCCATGATCATGACCTGGTTCACGCCGAACTCCAGCAGGTTGCGCTGCATCTCGGTTTTACAAGCCGGGCGTGCTTCGTAGCCGGGCGGCGTCCAACTGAAATTGTCGATGGATGTGATCCAGGCTTCCGGGTTGGCCGTGCCCATCACGATCGTCATCCCGCCATACAGCGCGCCGATCTCCACGATCCTGCCGCCAGCGGGCACCTGCTCAGCCAACTCCGCCAGCTTCTCGCGCTCCGCGGGCGATGTCCAGGATGGCACCTTTTCAAATAGTTGTTGTAAATTGACTGTACTCATTTTGTATTGTCTCCATTCAGGGTGCGCATTTTTCGCGCCCGATATCAATCGACACATTTTTCCTGGAACGACCTTGGTGAATAAGATAAGCGCCAAGAATCAATTCGATGATCAAGATTGCAATGATGTTCATGAAAGCCTCCATAATGCCAGGAAGCCGCTTTCTTCCTGGATTGTTTCCAGTGGTTCGGGATATTCGAAAGGTGGCAATCGATAATTCAAGGGCCGCCAATCTCCGTCCGATTTGTCAATGTTCTTTTTCTCGTCTAGATAATGCGTGAGCAATACATACTTTGCGCCGCTGCGCTTGAAGTTCTCCAGCGCCTTGTGGATATTCTCGAACGTCAGATGATTGAGCACCAGGCGACACAGGATCAGCTCTGCTTTTGGTAATGGGGTTTTTGTCAGGTCTGCCACAAAAAAGCGTTCTCCGTATTTCTCACAGTTTTCACTCACCACCGATTTTACGATATCGCAGCCGCTCACCCGGATCTCTCCGAACTCTATCTTGCTCATCCAGTTCCAATCGCCGCAGCCTGCATCCAATACCGACTTGATCTTATATTTATTCAGCATCCCGACGAGCTGCGCACGTACTGACCTGGCACGCAGGATCTCGGAGCCGCCCCCGCTGCGCGTCTCTTTGCTTCTCCAATAATTGACCTTATAGATGCCGGTAAAAACCTTCTCCATGGCAGAAACGCTGTAGCCCCATTTTGAAACGAAGGCGGCATAATTTGCATTCGCCTTTTGCTTCTGGGGGGGGGTGAATTCATTTTTCCAGTTTTCTATCGTGCCAACCCTGAAGGTATAGGCTTTCTTTTTTGCGCGTGCTTTCAACTCAGAAACCGTGCCGAGCCCCATCTTTTCAAGGCGTCTATAGGTCTCACCTGGAAAGTGATAATGATCCTCGTAGCGAAATATTTCTATTCCTTCAACATCCAGCCAGGGGTCGAAGCGTGAGAATACAGGAGCCATGTTGTCGATCAAGTAATCGAACCGATACGACAAGTTATGCTCAGACAAGAGCTTCCCATTGACTCTCCAATTGAAAACGCAGCTCGGTAAGTTCCCGATGAAGTGAGCCATCGAGACAATAATGTCACGCGGATCTCTCAAAATAAAGATCACATGCTCGAATTGCTCGAGCAAATTCTCAACGCCTTCGAAATATGGCAGGTGCGCCTTATAGCGCCCATCCGCTTCCAGGTCATTGAAACGCGCTTTGATCTCAGCCTGGCTGAGAAACAATTGCGTGATGCCGCCGAATACCAACGGCAGGTTCGCTGTGCGCGCCAACGTCATATTTTCGAACAAATGTGTCCCAGCCTTTGGAATGGATATCTGCAAGAACTTCATCGCACTTTCCTCGGCAGGATGAATTCATGCGGAATCATTTTCAAATCATCCAGAATAAATTTTCGGGTGGCTTTGTACCAGCGCGCTGCGCCGGTCACCTGCGCTTCTCCTGTACGCGGGTCAAAGGTTTCCAGCGCGCCAGTCACCAGGCTGTCACAGCACATCATCTTCAGGGCCGTGCAGCCCATCTGTTTGGCGAGCTCGATAGCCATACGGGTGGCCAGCACCTGCACGTGGTCGAAGCCCAATTCATTGATCGGGTCCACCAGGATGCGCACCGGATGCTCCGGGAACCAATCTCGTGAATAACCCGGCGTATCCTGCAAGATAAGAATAATTTCGTCATACGGTTTCAGCATGTGCTGCTCGTCGCCATCTTTTTGCAGCGAGTACATGGGATTGGTCAGGTTTATCTCCTGAACGGCTGCAATCGCGTCATTTAGCGCGATGATTGGCCCCTCGCCAAAATGCTCCGCACGCAAGTAACGCAATGACGGGCCCTTGCCTACGATCCAGCAAGTCTCGCCGGGGTGCTTATGCTTTAACTTGTTCAACGTTGCTCCTCACCGGTCCCCTGCCGTAGTTGTGGAAGATGATCCCCGCCTGGTCGCGGTGCGGGTGGTTCCAGTCCACGTCCAACTGTTTGACCTTCACATGGCGCCCCACGCGGTACATGGCGCGCATGAGCGAAAGCTGCTCGTCCCATTGCTGCCATTCCTGCCAGGTTTCTCCCCAGGCCCTGAAGACGCGATTCACCGCTCGATTCTTGCGGAAGAAGATCACGCCGCTGTTCAGGAAAGGCGTTGTCTTGTCGCCGCCCAATTCCACGATGGTGGCGTTGCGTTCTTTGATATTGATCTCCCATCCCGCGCGCGGCTTGTTGTATAGCTGCCCGATCTCAAGCAACTCGCGCGCCAGCGCCATATCATGATCGTCCAGGAAGCGCCAGCCATTCAACACCTGCTTCGACATGAACTCAGTGTCCGCGTCGATATACAGCGTGCGCTCGAACGGGGTCAGCGCGCATAGTCCCGGCTTGACGCGCCCGGCCCGGAACTGGAAGTTCTTCGCGCAGTCCGGGTCGAACGGGCTTTCACCCGGCCATTTGATGAACTGCATCCCCTCGATAGGTGTATCTCCCACGATGCAGACCGGCACGTCCAAACCCAGCCTGCGCAGCGAGTTGACCGAACTCATCACCCCTTCCACAGCTGGTTCCCCGAAGGCCATGTAGATGATGCCAACCGATTCCCTTTGCCGGGTGCGAATCTTGCGCAACTGGGGTAGCTTGCGCCCGGTGAACTCTTCGATGGCCCTGGCCGCCCGCTTGGCAGACCTGCCCCGGTATGGATACAACTCCCGCACGGCCTTCTGCCTGGCCTTGGCATACGGATCTGCTCCCCCGCGCGCCGCCTCGACCTGGCTTTTGATTGCTTCCATCAAATCAGCCGGGTCGTCCACCATCGGGCCGATGTCGCTGTAGTCCCAGAAGCGGATGCCCCAGTGCTTATCGCGCCGGAATTCGGGCGCGTTCAGGATCACCACCGGCTTGCCCGTGATGCAAAACTCATACAGCGTGCTGCCGCTGTCGTGCATATACACATCTGCCCGTCGCAGCACTTCCTCGAAATCCCACACGGCCTCGATGCCATGCTCGTAATAGTAGCTGGCCAGCATGAAGCGGTAACGCGGATGACCGTGTCCGATCAGCTTGAACTCTTTGCATTTCGCCAGCTCCGGAATGGCCTTCATATAATGCTTGAAAGCGTTCCCCGCTTCCGGCGCCACGTCCTCCCCGTTCCAATGGAACGAGACACACACAACGGGTTTCTTCCCATTCGTGACTTTCGTGTAATTCGTGGCTGAATCAAATTTAGGCGTCCCGATCACCACACCCGGCGTCCTCGGGAATGCGCGCTTGTTCAGGTCATGCGTGTGCTGGTTCTGGTTCAGGAACAGGTCGATGCGTTTGCGCGTCCCGCCCCCGCCTGCATAACCCGGATGGTCTCCAAAGGTCAGCCCCACGCCGTGCTCCATGAACAGGATCGGACGCTGCGGCACGTGCCGTATAGCTCTGACCATATCGCCGTAAGCCGCCACCAGCAGCGGCCCCAGCCCGCGCGGCCAGACATTCATCGCCTCGCCGCGCTCGGGCGCCAGCACGCTGGGCTCCAGCCCCTTGGCGCGCGCGTAGTCCTCCATATAAGCCGGGACGTAGAATTTCCCGCGCGTTTTCTCTTTCAGCGCCAACCACACCGGCGCAATATGGTCCAGGTAGTGTTCGCGCCGCGCGAAGGCGTCTACCGGCAATTTCAGCAGTCTTGGCGGGGTCATCCCGCACCTTCCTTTTTGCGTGTCGGAGCGTGCTGGATCATAGTTTTAGGGCCTCCCCAAACAACCACACTCCCAGCATCAGCAGGGAACTGTCGTTCGATAAGTCGGTGTTCGTTACTTCTTCGTTGTCATTCACGCCAAGGAAACGCGCGTAATCGTCCATCATCTGCGATTCGCCGCCCTTCACCCAGGCATTCAACTCGCTCGTGAAGTCCTTCTCATCCATCAATACTGCCGTCTTGTAGCACAGGCAGTTCGGGTGCAGCGGAAGTTCGATCTCGCCCTTCTCATATACCCCTTCCCCTTTTTCCCCTGCATTCACCACATCATCGCAAATATCCGGCTCCGGGTGCTGCGCCGATAAGTTGACCTGCTCCTTCTCCACCCAGGGCGAGTTCATCATCACCTTGTCGGTGGCCAGCGCGTGCGCCTTCTGGATCTCGGTGCGCGCCAGGCGCAGCGCGTTATAACTCACGCCCTGCCCGTCGCAATTGGGATTGGTGATCAGCCCGGTCATATCTCCGGCTGCGATTTGCGATTTAGAACGTTTGTACAGTCTTGTGGATGTCCAACGCGGGCAGTCCGCGTCCGCGCCCAGGAACTGCTCCAACTCATTGGCCAGTTGCCAAGCCGATTTGCCTTCCGAGATGGCCAGCGAAATGGCCTGGTTCATCCCGTCGCGCGCGTCCCGGTCCAGCCGCCAGATGCGCCCGGATAAGTTCATCCCGTCGCCATACAGATATTCCGCCGCCGCATTCAAAAGCACCTGGATCTGCGGAGCGAACACCCCATCCACCACGCGCGCCTCCAACAGGTCTCCCCCTAAATCTCGGCGCTCTTCCGATATTTGGGGGGACGGAAGGGGGGTGACAAGCCTTTCATGGAACTCACACAGCCCCCCAAACGGCAAAGTCGCCGCCACCTCCCGCGCCCCCTTGAATAGCTTGACCCATTCCGTCAGCGCATCGCCCCAGATGCCGATCAGGCGCTGCTGCGCGTGATAACCATCCAGTGTATCCAACAGGCCATCTTTGCCAGCGTAGCTGATTACCACCGAGCGCGCCTCGTCCGAGAACTTGGCCATGATCTTATGCGTCTCCGCTGTGAACCACAATTGCAGCCGCGCCGTGGCCACGAACTGCGCCCGGTACAGCTTCGACGTGAGAATACCCGCTACAGTGGGGGTTTGTGTCGCTTCAATTAGAAATGTTTCAATAACTGTCGCCATCCAAGCAACTCCAATATCAACAAACGGCCCTGAATAAACATTTTGATCCGCTCCAATCTAAATTTCATAAAACGGATTTTCAAAACAAAAATATTATTTTCCTTGATATAACGTTCACTATAAAAACTAACATAGCCATGCAAGACACGAATATATTTCCAATCTTCTTGTTTAATAAAAAGTTTTATATATTCAATCTCTTCATTGTCATAATATTTTCTTAAAATTTCATCTGTGATTATTTTGAGATAAAGTAATTTCACTTTAGTTTGAATATTCATCATCACACACTAAGCCCCTTCAACATATTCGCAAACTTCTCCGTCTCCCCGTCCGCCTGCGGGATCAACTCGCCAATGTCTACGCCCAGTTGCTTCTCCAAAATGGCCTTGATGACTTCATCCGCGATCCCCAAAATCTTCATGCGCAGCACCGCGTCTGTGATCGTCAGGAAGTCGCCCGCCTTCAACCCGGTGGCGTGCTTCGAGATCACCTCATACTCCAGCCCGTCTGGCAGGATGCCTTTCAGCAACCATTGCAGTTCCAGCAGTGGGCGGATCATCTCGTCCACCGTCCACTCGCGCACCTGCCGTAGAATCTCCTCGTACTCCTCGCGTTTGTCGCCCAGGATGTCGCGGTTGAGTCCCTCGCCGTAGGCCACCAGCTCCATCGGCACGTCCGAACCAGCGAACAGCGTCGCAATCTGGTGCTTCACGTCCGCGATCTGGTCCATATTGGCGTCGCCCTGCACCACCGAAATGCCGCCCGGCTTGTTGCTGAAGAAGTCCGCCGCGGCCACGTTCGGGTTGTTCAGCGCGGCCTTGTTGTTCTCCTTGTAGGCTTCCACATCCGCCGGGCCGCCTTCGATCACGTGGTGGTAGCGCATGGCTGCCCGCACCTTGCGCCGCACGGCCATGTCGGTCTCGCCTTCGCTCACCTTCTTGAACGTGCCGGTCCCGGAAGCGAACATGGGCGTGCCATAGCGGCTCTCCTCGTCCCACTCCCAGCGCGCGTGGATGATCTCCCACTGCGCGAACCAGGTCGCGTTCTTGGGCGGCTCCATCCCCCAGTACATCTCGTCCGCCATCCAGAAGGCCCGCGCGGGATCTGTGAACTGGTCTGCGTCATTGGTAGCCCGCCGCATCTGTAGCGTGGGCTTGCGCGTCAGGCTGACGATGTCCATGTTCTCGTCGATCACCGCCTGCAGGAAGGAATCCCCGTCCCGCGGACTCAGTCGCACGTAGCGTTCCAGCTTCTGGTTCAGCCCCAGCCGTTTGAAGAGCGCATCTGCCTGCGCCTGGGCCTGCGTGTTGGCAGTTTTGACCGAGAACCCGCCCTTGAGCGTATCCTGGGCCAGCATGCGGAAAGTTTTCTTGATGCGCAGATCGGTCTTGTACATCAGGCGGCACTGCTCGATGACCGCTTTGCGTTCTGTCTCGGCCTTGAACTTGTTCGCCAACTCCATCGGCTCCTGAGCGGAGCGAGCGACAGGCAGCGTAGTCGCAGCGCCTTCCGCTTGCTGCGGCTTGGCTCTTCCAAATAGTTGACTGATCCGATCTCGTAAAGAAGCCATTAGGCTCTCCTACCTGAATATGTCTCGCAACATACGTTCTAACTTTGGTATATTTCCTTGAATGGTGCTCAAAATAATTGCAAACCTTTCGCCATGATAAGTTTCCAGATACTTGCCATAAAAGACCGTGTGCGATACTGCTATGATCAATGTATCTCCTTCGGCCTTTATGAATTCAAACTCTTGCATATATTCTTCAGCAGTTGCATCCATCTCTCCTGTTACCGTGCCTAGTCCGAAGCCTTCTACCGCATAAAATATGCCGCTTCTGGCATTGCCTGTTCTATCTTTCCAGGAAGCTCTCTTCCTGGCCTTATTTTGTGTATCTTCCCCCCAGTAAGCCGCCGCCGCATGGATGGCGACATAAGCCCGTTTACCATACTCATCGACGCCCTTCGCCAACTCTGACGGCAGTCTGATCCATCGAAAACTCATTCAATATTCCTATAGGTCATTCCAATCAGAGCATCCCCAAAACTCCTCGCCCATACTTTCAGGGTGACAGTCTTGGCAATTGCGACTAAAATCATCGCCGTGAAAGTACCAATACTCTTGATACTCTTCATCCCACAGCCACTCACCGCCAAGTACAACTCCATCTGGCAGTTCAAACTCCGGCATCGGTTCAGGGTTGAGTATTTCTGGCTGTATAATAATTTTGTTATCCTGCATAGTTATTTGTGGAGGCTTTGCAATCTCCACGTAGGCAAATGGCAGTTGTTCTATTTCTGGCTCATAGTCCATTGCCATCACACCAATGAGTGCAAATGCAAGAGCGAAAAAACCGATTGCAATAAACAGGTAACTCTTTTTCATTCCCATCTGGTTCATCCAATCAAGGTGTGTATTTTGGGTCAAGCCCACGTAAGGCGGCCGGGGTAAGATTTTTGTATTCTTCGACATTTCCAATAATTATCGAGCCTACCGCTGCGGTGGCAGCGACACCAATTACAGTTCCTCTAGCTGGGTATATTGTCAGCTTTGAAGTGGTGTTATTTCCATCATTCAAAAACGAAAAGATGCACTCCCACCAATCTCCATAGCTATTAACTTCAGCTGAATACGTTCCTGCCCCCGCGCTCCTGTTCACAATAGCGCCAGTTTGTGTGTTTAAGTTAGGGGTTTGGTTATAAGGTGTTCCACCGGTGAGCTGCAATAGAAATTCGGGGAACCTGGAAACATCCGAATCTTTCTTCACGAAAACACGCCACAAAACAGGGTTAGAATCCGCTGGCCCGATTATTGTCTTAATCACTCCTTCAAAGGCGCCAACATTGTTATCTGTCAAAGTTGAAGCATGATTGGCTTCTCCGTCAAGCCCTACCGCATCATAAGCAGCAACATTTGTTCCAGGCTCTTCCCATTTAGATTCAGAAATACCAGTAGGAATATCTCTACTCCACACAACGTTGTTAGTGTATGGGTTTACGGTTGAAACATACGTAATACTCAACTGACTCGCCGCTGTATTCGGGTTGCCTGCCAAATCTGTGCAAACCCCGGCCCCGATATCCACCGTAACCGCACCAGTACCAGACGGAGTAGAGTCAAACGTAAAGACAATATTGTCAGCCGTTGCGAAGTTAGCAACCGCGCCACCTACGCCACCAACTGTTATGTCGCCG